ATCTGAGGACATCTCTTTAGGTTCTCCTTTAGTTTATCTTAAGTTTAACCTATAGGTTTATCTTTAGTTTAATCTATAGGTATCTTTTGTTTGTATCTTATATATCTACCTACCCTAGTATGGTGGGTATTAATTTATCTAATGTTTTCAATGCCTTAGTCCAATCCAGTTGTCTCTCTTTGGAGGTCTTCCTATAGATGCTTCCATAAACTTATCTAGTTCCTTATCTAACAGGTCTTTCTTATGGTCATCTACGGCTTGCTGTATGTCTCTATCTAGGGTTTCTACCCAGTAGCCTACAGCTATAGAGAGGGCATCGAGTCTATCATCATGTATAAGGGAGCCTCTATCTCTTGTCAGCCTTGTAAGCTGATAGAATAGCTTGTACTTAAGCTCTGTCTCAGACTGATAGTCTTGCTGGATGACCTTATCATCTACCACTAGCCTGTGTTGGTTTAGTATAGGCTCTAGGGTATCTATCATCCTTTTCTCTTTGTTGATGTTGTGCCTTATTTCTTCTATAGAACAAGGGTGTGTTCTACTTAGGATAGGCTTTAGTAGCTGGGTAAACATACCGTCACCAAAGTTACTCTCTACCACCACCTTATTAACCTGCTGTTCCTTAGCTACCCTACTGAGAACCTCTAGGCTCTCCTCAGAGTAACCATTCTTGAGTCCTCCAGCTGCTGTAAGGTATAGCTGACCCTTAAGCATCTTGACTACAGTGTATGCTGTCTCATCCTTACCTCGACCAGCAGGGTCTATAGACATCACTGAGCCATCCCAAGGGGCTGTCTCTTGCGAGATAGTCATGGGTGCAGCCCAATAGTCTGCCTTAAGTCCTAAGTTAGGTAGTTGCTTCACAGCATCTATCTGTTCTTTACCAGATGCCCACTGAACGCTCACTGGAGCTTGCTTCCATGAGCTAGGGCCAGACATTACTACAAAGTCATTTAGCTTAAGAGGGTACTTATCAGCATCAGAAAGAGACACATCAAGCATGAACTGTAGAGCAAAGCCTGACTTACCATAGGATGCCTCACGTTCTAGCAGGTCATCACTATCGAATCTCTCTGGGTCTGTAGGAAAGTTCTCTTTGTCATACACCTCAGACACGACAGGGGCTAGTTTGTACCCCATAGCAGTCTTAAGTCTGTCATCAGGGTATCTAGCGGGCCATATCCTTGTCTTATAACCCCTTTCATCTAATAGGTTATAGATAGACATCTCTGTTTGTGGAGTGCCTAGAAAGATTATGCGTCCACCTGGCTTCAGTACAGCCTCAAACTCCTTAATAGTCTCTGCTAGTTTATCTCTCATCATTTGTGTCTGAGAGTTGTTAGCAGACTCTACGTCATCAGCAATGATAATCCCTGCCCTAGAACCTGTAAGTTGCCCTGTTACCCCTAGAGACTTCACAGAGGGCGCATGAGAGGCTTTAGCTGGAGCCACATCAAAGGATATCTTAGACATTCTTTGCCCGTCACGGGGCTTTAAATGGGCTAGAATGGGCATCTCATGGATGAGGCGCAGGGTAAAGGTAGAGAAGTCATCTGCCCTAGTCTTTGAAGCTGATACCACAAGGATGTTTTCTTGGGGATTAAGCAGCAACTGGTGACAGACAAAGGCTGATGTTATCCATGACTTACCAACGCCACGGAAGGCTTCGATAACTATCCTGCGCTCATCATTATTCTGTAGGTAATCTGAGATGTCATACTGGATGGGTGTAGGGTTTGGAAGGTTAAGGTGCTTCCAAGCCATGTATAGGAAGTTTTTGAAGTCTAACAGCTTATGATTTACCACGCTTTACAACTCCAGTATTTAGCTGAAGTCTTTGGGCCTGGGTTATCGCAGTTATGTCTAGCTCTAAAGTTCTTACGCCTTCCCTTGTTGTTCTTCTTGATGGTCATGTTAGGGTCACCAAACATCACCTTCTTAACCTTCAGTCCATCCTTAACATAGACCTTAGATTTCTTTCTGCCACTTCCAGGTTCACCTGAAGATATCCTTGAGGGACTGTTTAGCTTGACCGTCTTGCCTTGATACTTAGCCATGACTTAGTTCCTTTTTTCTTTAAATCCACCTTTCTTAAGTTTCATTCTTTCGTAGACATCTTTGGATATAGTGCTTTTCTTTTTAGAGCGACTAATCCCCTTCTTTTTTCTACGATTCATGTTCACGTATAACGACATAGCGTTAAGCTCCTTGTATTGCGTTCTAACGGGTTTTAGGGGGTATACCTATGGTAAGGTATAGGGTCTACTGAATTGACGTTATATCCTCATCAAAGGGCAAATCCTTCAAGAGTTGTGATAGGGCGTTATTGTCAGTAGGTACTGCGGTTATATCGTTGTCCTTGAGGAACTGTCGGGCAACATTGAGGTCTGCGGATTTAACTTCAGGGTCACGTATGCGGTCTAGTAGTGTTTCTCCTAGCTCCTGATGAAGTTTCTCCATTAATAGTTCTTTACTGTTACTCATTTACCTACTCCCTTGAAGCGTTCTGCTGTCCTTGTCCCAGCGAGTCCTAACATACCTAAGAGAACGGGTAACATCGTAGCCGTATCCGCTTGTGGCACAATAATACCCACAGATGCTGCTAGGGGTGAGACTAAAAAATTAATACCGAATCCCGCTACGCATACCCAAGCACAGGCTGGCCTCCAAGAAGACTGAAACCAATTCCCTTTGGCTTCTTCTTTGTTGACTTCGATTTGTGCTAAGGCTATCTGTTGGGCGTGTTTCTCTGCCATAGTTTCAACTTCATGGAGAAGCTTATTCTTTGTATCTTTGTCTTCGATGAACTTGTCCAGAAGGCTAGACACTGGAGCAATTAAAGATGTGACTATACTCATTCTTTGTTACCTAATAGTTTCTGTACTGTTTCAGACTCATAAATTCTTAAGCCTAACCATACGATAGTGAAAAGGGATGCTGTGGGCGGTAGCCAGGAAGCTAACGCTAATATCCCAGTTCCAGCTGCAGCTATATCTATTGCTTCTTTAGCGTCTTCCATCATTAAGTCCTTTTAAGTTTTGATGCAGTAGTTTACACCTGCGTTGAATGGTCGGGTTTCGTCACCTGCTCTTGGGGTTCCGTTAGTTCCATCGGTTACAGGAGTAGAAGTAGTACTGTGTTGTCCAGATATATGAAGCATACTTAGACTACCACCTGTTGTGAAATTAGTAGCACCACCTGTAACTTCAGGAAAATTATTAGCCCCATTTGCGTGTTTATGCCCTTGCATCTGGTCATTCTCAAAGCTACCCACAGATGGCCCAGCAAAGTCGGAACCGTTAGCCATGTTGCTTGTGCCATGAGAACCCGTACCACGCAGGAAGGCACCTCTGAGGTCTGGTACGTTAAATGTGGATGAACCATTGCCTGAACCCCAGGTTGTGCCTATGACAGCAAAGAGGTCAGCGTAGGTTGTTCTTGATACTGCACTACCGTCACACGACAGCCACCCTGTAGGTGCAGATGCCATAGCAAAAGGAGAAATCATTCCTCTAGGGGCAGCCATAGCTATACCCGTGTTTACATCGGATGTTACATTGTCTAGGAAGTTAGCCTTGGGTGCTGCATCGGCTAAGTCTCTTGCGTGTGTCATTCATGTGTCCTCTTTATGTAAAGACTAAAGCCCTCTTATAGGGAGGGCTATAGTGTGGTTTTTAGAGTTACGCTTCGAGAGCAGTGATGCGAGCTTCTAGTTCCTGAATGGTAGCAACCAATAGCGGTACTAACTTGCTTTGGTCAATACCTTGATAGTCAGGTACTTCACGCTCACCCATGACAGCTTCAGTGGTTACATTGCCTTCTTCATCTGTAACAGCAGGAGACACTTCGTACTTTTCAGTCTTCATGGCATCTTTAGAACCAGAGACAGACTCAGGTACAACTGCCTGTGCTTCGTGTGCTAGGAAACCATCTACTCTTGAACCATCTACTTTCCATGCAAAGTTTACAGGCTTCAACTCTTTGAGTCGGTCTGTAGCACCTGACATGGGTTGTACAT